TATCAATATCCACAGTTGGAGAAGTGCCATTAAATGCTTTAATCACTTCTGCACCAGCAGCAATTGAAAGATGATGAGCAGGTATTTCCAGAACTTGGAAAATATCACCATCCGTAACTGCAGTAAACGTACCTGCAGCAACGAGCGCATCAATATCCACTACGCCCTCTACCAAATGCATTACATTTCGTGCAGATGGTACAGCAGCAAGAGAATCAGCGGAAACGCCAGTAGTACTTTTAGCTGTTAAGTCATAAGTCGCCATAACGTCCCCTCCTTATGCTACGTTATACTTGGCATTGACAACCGCTTCTGGCCGAAGAATTTTACGACCATAGAGGTGCATACCACGCACGATATCAGCAAAGCTATCAGGATCACGATACGATTCCGTTTTCGTGATCTGGCTTGCGGTGGCAATAGCGGAAGCATGACCCGCAACAATAATACCATAGTTAGAGTTCTGGTTAGCAGTACCACTTGTACCGGGACCAGTACCTACTGAAGGTAGATTGTTGGAAACATACACCCTAAAGCCATAATAGTTGTTTAGAGCCAGCCCATTTCTAAGCGCACCAGATTCACCGAAGTCTGAATTTAGAAAACGTGAGTCTTCGTCCATTAGAACTTCCATGAAGTGAGGCGATATAACAAGCCAACGACCGTCTTTGTCCACAAACTGCGTGTCCAACAAACGACCCATTCTAGCCACAACCATATTTGGAGATGCCGTAGCAGTCGGAAGAGCACTAGCACCGGGAAGACGGGGGGCAAGCGGAATTGAATGCGTACCCGCCGAAGTCGTGGTGATGCTACCAAAATCACCCTTCTTCAACTGCATTGCAGAAAGCAACTCATTTGAACCAGCAGTCGAAACAGCCTTGCTTCCAGATACCGTAGTATTAGCGGTACTGGCTACAGAGCTAAGTGAAGACTGGGCAAAACCTGAAAGGTAACCCAAAACTTCCATGTCATACTGATCTTTCAAGCGATAACCTGCACGATCAGATGCCATCGACTGAAAATTCACATGAGAATGTGCTTCTTCAATGTCATCTACCTTGAAAGCAAAGTAATTTGACTTGTCTACGACAAGGCTAAAATCTTCGTCATCAAGGTCTTGTGGAGTAACTTGCAAACCACGGGCATATTCTTTGACCGTGATCTCTGGCTCTTTAATGATTCGGACAGTATCGCCAAAGTTAGCGATTTCACCAAAGTAATCATTATTGGTGATGTCCTCAACAACAGACGACTTACGGAAAGCAAGTTGAGTCTGTTTAGAGTAAATTACAGGGCTAAAATTGCCATTAGGCAAACTGTTATACCCTGCAGCACGAGTAAAAGCCATTTTATCTCTCCTTTTTCTCGTATCAAGTGGGCAACAAGGCCCACAAGCATAACACAGAATATGTCATACTTCAGGACATAACTTCGTAGGGCCAGTAAATTAGGGGTGGGATAAATAGGGGATCAGCCTACCATCGGCCTTTTTACAGGGTTACTAAAAAGTTTTACTATATAAATTAGGGTTGCATATAAATGGGCCTAATTTTAATCACATACCATTTTAACTAAAACTTATCTTTTGTCAAGTAAAAAATTGATTTATCTCGCATTTCCACTTATATCGTAGATAAAATCTCCAGATCGAAGAGAGTCCATAATGCTTTCTGAATTTTTTTCATATTCATCGGCAGACATTGCTTCAACTACAGACTCTTTCCACTTCTTACTATCACCACTTGTTTCAGGCAATGATTTTTGAGATTTTGTATCTACTAAAGATGCAGCAGATTTATTGGATTTAGAGGGCTTTTTCTTGGTTTCTTCCTCTATTCCACGATCACCTTTGTAAAGATCAATTGCTCTTGCGGCTGATCTAGCATCTGTTTCATTCTCATAAAGAGCGTCCTGTACCCATTTTGGTTGTTCCTCTGCCCACTCATGAAAATCATCACTTGATCTAATGTCATCAAAGTCAGGATGAAAAGATAATAGTTCAGCTTCCGCTTTTTCTCTTTTAGCAGAAGATTGTAAGTCATCAATTTCCGCTAATCTAGTTTCTATTTCCTTTGCCTGTTCTCTTGACTTTTTAATTGCAATTGTTTCAATTACAGCAGATACATCTGGATATTCTTTAGCCCATTCTTCAAGCTCTTCTTCAGATTTTGGAAGTTGAATCTGGGTTTTCGTTACTTCATCCAGTTGTTTCTGCAAGCTTATGATTTTTTCATCATGCTCTTGCTTTTGTTTTTGAGAATGTCTGCGTAAATCACCATATCGTTTCTTAAAAGTTTTCTCTTCAGGATCATCGGGTACTTCCCGTTCCTCATCTTCTTCTGCTACTTGTTGTTCTGTAGCTTCTAATTCTTCAGTTTGTTGTTTAATAAGCTCTTCAAGTTCTTTTTCTTCATCTTCTAAACTTTTACGATTAGCATACTTTTTGTCTACAATACCCATAACTTTCTTTACAGGTTCTACAGTTCCAATTGCATCTGCCATATTACTTCTCCTTTACTGGGGCCACCGTAGCCGTGTTATATACACAGGGGATGAGTAGCCAGCTAATTGGCATAAATTTAACGTGTCGCCAACCCACGATTACGAACTACTTTATTTTCGGCTCTTGTATTTAGACCGCCTAAAATTTCTTCGCCAATAACTTTTCGTAATACTCTTTCATAGGGAGTTCCTTTATTAGCTCTCATAATATCTCTTTCTTCATCAGATAAATTTGTAAAGCGTTCAAGCATTCCTGCATGTAATTGCCCCATGATTTCTTCTCTTATTGACATGATTTAAGCCTTCCTTAAACAATGTTTAATTACCAAACCTGATATATCTAATTCAAACCATTTTGTTTTTGTAGTGTAATTACTCTGATCATCATGATGATTTTTATGCCAGCCATCGCCAAAGGATAGTATATTCATCCACCAAACATTGACTGGTTCGTATGTATTTTTATTTTTATGATTGGCAAAGTTGGTTAAAATCTGAGCAAATACAGTTAAAGCAGATGGCATACAAAATCCCAACACTAACCCTGACAAACCAAATGTTAAACTTAAAAATAAACAGTATGCTATAATTATTAAATAATATAATTGGTGCGTTTTTATTAAAAATCTATTTCTTAATAACCTTCTTATATATTTAGAGCCTGATTCTACACTATAATCTAATTTAAGTAATTGTTGCGGCATTAAAATATGGTATTTAAATTTTTTAAAGAATCCTTTTTCGGCAGAATGTGGATCAAGTTCTGTATCTGAATGAGCATGATGTTGTCTGTGAATATTTACCCAACCTATACTAGAACCAGAACCAGATAAAATACCACATAAAGTACATAATTTTTCTAACCATTTGTATTTAAATGCAAAACTACCATGTGTCCAATATCTGTGGTATGTCACAGTAATGCCCAAACAATTCATCATAAAAAATAGGGATAATACTATAGCCAAATTAGGCAAAGTCATACCTTGCACAGCTATAAATAATAAAGAAATTATAATGTTTAGTACATATGTAAGCTGTGTCTTAAAAATACTGGATTCAACAATCTTTATAGCTTTACTGAAATCCATCCAACTGTCCTATAAGTAGGTCTTAGTATATAATTAGAAATAATTTTAAATATCTTTTGTTTAGTATTAAGAGGTTTATTATTAACAATATCTCTATAATACTCTGTTAAAAATTTAGCTATGTATTTGGTGCCTTTATTTTTATTTACATATCGTGCTAGTATCGGCCCAAACATATCGTATGCTTTCATTAGATATGGATCATTTCTCCTTAAATCTATGCCATACTTTCTAAGAGATTTAAAATGTGGAGTTGTAATTAATCCTAAAGAATGTGTTGCAGTACATATATGTGTGCCGCCGGGACCGCCGGGATCACCGGGATCACCACCGCCATATCCTCCGGGAGGACCATAGCCGGTGGGGCCGGTGGCACTTGCTGTCCCAGACACCCCCCTTGCCCCCATTGCCAAGCCACGAGCCGTGGGCTGAGCAGCCGGTGGAATGGAAAATTCATCTGATCTGAAACTTGCCCTTGTAACCGGGATCGCTTTTTTCACGGGTGCTATAGTCTTAGTTTGTCTAGACTTTTTATCCTTATCTTCTGCAAGTTGCATAGCCCTTAAATTACCTAAAACCTTAACAGCATTCTTAGCCGCGAGGTCCTGCTCATTACTGAATTTTACGTTAACTGCACTTTTATCTATAGAATTAATATTATTTTCACCTCTAATTGCACTTATAGTAGCTTGAATATTTGGCGTTGCATTGTTAAAGGAATTTACTGTTCCCGTTGCGGTCGAGATATTACTATCTGTTGTAAATCCTCCTGAGCTGTTATATGATCCACCTTCGCCTGCTGTACCTGCACCAGTTCCAAAACCTGCAAAAGGACTAAATAGAGTACTAGTTGGTGCGAAACCAAGCTCCGCATCAAATCCTAAGTTATATCCTATTACCTTTCCATACGTTGGCGAAGATTTATCATGGTCGGAGTAAAAATTCGCAGGATCAAAGTCTTCAAGGTTTGGGTCTATACCAAGGGATATAGCTTGATCAGCCTGAACGCCATCTACACCTAAGTTAGAATTTGTAACTGTAATCTTTAAACCTAGTGGAGTAGCAAGGCTATAAACAGCACCTTTAGCATAGTTACCTACGCCATGTGTGTTTGTAATATCATTATTAGCAAAAGCAAAATTCTGGGCATATGCCATAGTAGGTTGTGCTTTATTTTTTGCCATTCCCATAAGTGCACCAACTGCTGGACCAAGTACAGGTATACTACTAGTTAGAAGACCTTTTCCTATAGTGGCAAGGCCGCTCTCTTGTTCAATACCATGTGCTGCTAATGCAGCATTCATTCCCGCTTCAGCGGCTGAATCATAATCGCTATATGATATATCGGAAATACTACTTGCAGCAGTACCCATCATGCCTGTATCTGGACCTACTTGCCCAAATTCTCCTATACCCGAAGGATCAAAACCATCAGGACCAGTTGGTCTGGGTTCACGTTGTTGTGTAATAGTAGCAGCTTGTTTTGGCTCTTGCCGTGGTGCACCAAAACCCAAATCTGCTTGACTTGCTTTAGTATACCCCGGAGGAATGCCCCCTTGAACTTTCCCACCAACAGTAGTTAAATATACAATATTTCCCTGTGCATCTTTATAGGCTTCAACTTTATATCCTCCGGGCTGTCCTGCTGCAGAACCTTGAAGAGCTAAATACTGAGATTGCTTACTAAATCCTTGTCCGGGGGTTGTGCCCCAAACATCTGAATACTTAGTGCCTGCAGGAGCTACGACAGCGCCAGCAGGAAGTTGATCGCGTGTATAAACCTGTTGAGTTGTAGAAGTTCCCGGTGGCCCTTGATATCTATAGTATCCACCTCCCGTTTCTACATAATACCCTTGTTGGTATTGCGTTAATAACGGTGCTGCAGGCTGTTTAATAGCAGGACCAGTAATGGGTACAGGCTGTGTACTAATAGGTCGTATAGGTTGAACTGGAGGAGGAGCAAGGGGAGGAGCAGTAGTAGCCTGTTGAGTAGGACTATAAATAGGTACAGTAGCAAGACCACCTGTTTGAAATTCTTGCCGCTGTTCTGGTTGTTGTTGTTGTTGCTGCAGTACTAATTGGAATGCTTCTTTTTCTGATACAGATAAATTTTCCATTCCTTCTGTTTCTTGTGCAAGACGCACAGGTCTTGCAGGCTGAACAGAGCGTGTTCGTTGTTGATCTAATGGTTCACCAGTATCGCTCATCATCATACCGCCTGCTTGAAATTTAACATCACTCATTGGCTCACCTGTATCACTCATAACTTGTTCTGCACCTGCTTCTTGTGGAGGCATTCCTTCTTCTTCCATACTAGGCAATGGGGTTTCCTCTGGCATTGTTTGTTCATCGGGATTGCCTACAAGACCCATATCTTGCATTTGATCTAATCCTTGTTTTGCTTTTTGCATAGACTCTACATAAAAATCTAAACCATGATATCGTACAGCATAATCTGGTATTACAAATTCACCGGGACTAATAGATGCAGTCTGGTCATCACGAACACCTTCTGCAGTGGCACCTACAGGTATTTCATTGCCACTTACAGGATCAGTATCCGTAGGTTCTGATACAAGACCGGCAAGTTCCATTTGTGCGCCTGTATCATCGTACAGTTCTTCTCTAATCGCCATTTTTGTTCCACCTTTTTAATTTAGCCAATTGAATTTGCCTCATCTCTCAATTGTTTTAACTTACGCAAAATACCTATAGCTCCTTGTGCTCTGTGTATTTGTACCGTATCTGTATTTTGTTCTAAACTTGCTTGCTGTTGTACAATAGTCCAATCAATATAGTTACTGAAGGCGTCCCATTGACGCTTGTTGTTGACCATTACCTTGAGCTTGCTGAGTAGGCTGTGGTTGTGGTTGTTGTGGTTGTTGTTCTGTTCCACTAAATTGATCCTCCATAGGTGTAGCTGCTGCTCCTACGCCAATATTACCTGCACCGCCACCTTGCAAATCATTTGGGTTTAAGCCCGGAGCTTGTGGCTGTTGTGGCGTACCCGGAGGTGGTGTAGGCTGCTGTTGCTGAAGAATTTTAGCTTGACGCATTGCCTCTTCAGGAGTATTACAAACTTTCTCTGGATCAAGTCCCATTGAATTTGCAATCTCGCGAATAATAGAAGTAAACTTAGCAAACGGGGCAAGCGCAGGATTAGATACAACCTGCAAGAATTGCAACAGTCTTTGGCTACGAACTTCATTAGCCATAAGACTTTCTGTTCCTCTAGCTTTAATTTCAAGGTCACCCTTAATATCTGCATCAAAATTAAATTGCATATTAAAGCCAAAGAAAGATTCTCCTAATGGGCGCAAAAGATAATCATCAAAATTCTTGACTACTGTCTTAATACTGCCAGCAGCAGCACCCATTAACATAGAAATACCTGCCGCTGTTCTGCCTGTACCTGCTACACCTGTTTGACCATGTGCAAAACTAGGAAGACCCGTAGCTTCATCAGAAAGCTGACGGGCCTTGTCAAACAATTGCATATTCTCATTACTTACGTTTGGAAACTTTGTTCCAAATATAGCTTGGCCGGGAGCACCACCCTGCCGCCTGAAAACTTTACCCGGATAAACCTGTAAGTCTTGGCCCGGAACAAGATTTGTTTCATCTACTTCAATAAGTAGATTACCACTAAGCACAGCATTATCTACTGCCATTCTCATGAAGCCATTCATAAGGGTCTGCGTATCATCCATGTTCTCTGCCAAACCAATACCAAAGAAACTATAGGGGTTGAGTTCATAGGGTACAGCATAGTAGGGAATACGCGCAGGCTTAAACGGATTGATAACTAATCTTAAAATATAATTATTACATACCCAACAATTAACTTGTAACTGTTCAGAATTTTTAAATTCTTTTGGTAGATCAATACCATATTCTTTAGCAATGTCCGCATCCATCAATCCCCAATACTCAAGGACTTGATATCTTTCGGGATGATCATTCAAATAGTAATCTTTTAAATCATCTTCCCAATACTCACTCGTATAAACTTCGCCCATATCTATACAACGATCAATGGCTTCTTTACGGAAATACGGACGATCTTTAAGTTCTCTTAACTGTGATCTGGACAATTTATGCCGCTCAATAATATAGGTAGCATCATCCATATTACTGGCATCTGGATCAGGATACAAATCCCAGCAAGATACATGCTTTACTTGTGGAACAGTTTTAATCGTAGGATTATATTCTCCTTCATCACTCCAATTTGCATATTCTTTATCTACAGCAAACGGTCCTTTAATAATTCCTGTTCCAAATAACGAACATTCAAATGTAGCAGACCTAAGATGTTTACTAGCACCAGACTCTTCAAGCTGATCCATTATTTGCTTTTCCATCTTCTTTGCAGCTACCATAGCAGGATGGAAAGTCACAGCAGATGGAGTAAGACCTTCACCTTCTACTAGTCCTTCAACTTCAGAAAGCTTTTCTTCTAAGGGTCCAAGATTAAGTTTCTTTTCCTGTAGACTAGCAAGTGTCTCACCTGCCTCTAGGTCTTGACCATCACCGGGAAAACCATATGGACTCTGTTCTTCTTGTTCTTCTGCCTGTTCAGGAGGAACATTAGGATCAAAATGTACTGCTTCCGTTACACCTTCCGGTAAAGTTGTAGGTTCAATGCTAATAGGAAATTTTTGTCTGGCAAATAGTACGTCAGTAATTTGCCCGTAGGCTGCAAGAACTTTGGTTTTAGTAACTTTTATAAATACACGAGAACGCTCTGCTTCTGTGAATTGTACATCAGGTCCATATAGACCCCTATAGTTACGATAGGATTGCAACCATCGTTCTTCGTCAAATCTACGCCAATCTTTAGACCTTTTAAAACGATCTTCAATAAAAGAAATTAAAGAAGAAAGTTCAATATCATCTGTTTTCTCATCTAAAGCTAAAGGATTTACGTCTTCAAAATTTTCATCTGCCATATTTTAATATCCAAAGGTTGCATCAGATGGAATATACCTATCTGACATACTCTCTATAGTGAAATCAAATATTCCTTTTCGGGGCCTACTCATTACACCGTAACGTAATGCATCATATAAATGGTCTTCTGATTTGGTATTTACATCTTCAGGATTTTTAGGATCAAGAGGAATAGAAGGTAATTGAGAAACAAGATTAATACAACTATGAAAAACTACCATTCCGGGCGTGTTATCTTCATCTACATCTTCTTGAATTTGTAACCTTCTATGCACTTCGTTCTTACCTGCAATACGACTTCCTGCACTTCTATCACTAGGTCGCCATCTACATCCCTGTAATACCATCTGTTCTGCAAGACTTGGACCTGTATCTCCTCGTTTATGCCAACAAGAACTATCTAAAACCCCATAAAGAATTGTACCATCTTCTTCTTCCAAATGCAAGACTTTATTTGCTAAATCTTTAGCTAATACTTTTGATACATATAATTCTCTATAAACAATTAATTGACCATCTGGCGCAACGGCAAACCAAAGAACAGCACTATAAGAACCATAGCCATAATCACAGGCTCTAAA